TAGCATGGCAGCGGGAACACATCAGATTCAGTTGAAGAACGCCGCTGGTTCAGCGACCGACCGTGACTACATCTGTGGCACATTTCACGGAGACCTCGCATGAGTACCATTCTTGTAAACACGCTGACAGGTACTAGCACTGCTGGCTCTATTGCAGTCACGGGTGAAGGCAACTCGACGACCACAAACTTGCAGCAGGGGCTGGCTAAAGGCTGGTTTCATTACGATGGCTCTGGCACAACTTTTGCCGACAGCTTCAATGGCAGTTCCGCTACAGACAGAGGAACTGGCAGTTACGATATGAATTACACTAACAATATGAGTAGTGATAACTATTCATTTTATGGGGCGTGTATGGCAGGTGGTAACAGGCACTTTGGAGGTTCTGGTGACGGGACTCCCGGCATAAACACCAGCAATTCCAACATACAGATTTATGATGGGTCTTCACTTGGTGACACCACCCATGTTCAAAGCGCAATGCACGGAGACCTCGCATAATGACTAGTTTCGGTACACTCAAAGCAGATACCTTGACGCACTCGACTGCGGGTTCGCTGGCTACGAATTTTGTTGTTGAGGGTAGTGCAAAGATGTGGATTAACCTTGACGGTGATGCTGGAACACCGGCGGCTTTGGACTCACTGAATGAAAGCAGCGTGACTGACGGTGGTTCAGGCATCTATACTTATAATTTTACATCAAACATGAATAACATCAATTACTGCTTTCAAGGCACAGCCGCACAGATACCTAGCAGCACATCTTCTGGATTGCACCATGAGCCGCAGGACAACAATGCAAGCTATGCAACAGGTTCAGTAAAATGCGAAACGTATTACGTTGACAGCAGCACAAACCGCACTAACGCCGACTTGTCTAATAGCAACGGTACTGTATTTGGAGACCTCGCATGACAGTGACCCCAGAGTTTCAAGGCACACACCTATGGGACAGGCTCTGCTGGGCCAAAGAGAACCTTGAGGGTGTGCAGTCAGATTACCGTGTCGTGTACGAAGACAGCCTAGACGAGTGCGCCAAGATATTGGTGCCTGACCCTAATTGGATGGCGTGTGCATTGCAGGGCGGCATCCTGCCGCCGGTAGAAGTGTACTGGGAGTTGGCAAAGGACGAAGCTGAAGAGGGCTTTACAAAGCACACTCGTGGCTATCTGTTGCACAACACCAAGCCTGTCGATGCGATGACGGAAGAACAGGCGATTGAGTACCTGATTATGAAAGACGTACCGCAGTCCGTATGGCGGGTATGGAACGAGGGCAACAAACCAAAGATGGTGATCTGCCGCAAAGAACAGCTTCCCGGCACACGAGAGTGGCGCAATGCTTGGAAGATTACTGAAGAACTTAGCGTCACAGATTTAGCAGCCTAGAAGGAGAAACCTAATGGCAACAACATACATAGTAGATAAGGACGGGAATCAGATTGATGCCGCTTCGGCTACCGTTCCTTCTGACCGTCATTTCCGCAATGCATGGTCATTAAGTGGCAAAGTCATCTCTGAAGACATGGATGCAGCCAAAGTAATCTTCAAGGACAAAATCCGTGAAGTGCGTGCGCCGCTGCTTGAGGCAGAAGATGTAGTATACATGAAGGCACTTGAGGCTGACGATGCCGACGCAAAGGCAGCATCCGTAACCAAGAAGAAGGCACTGCGTGATGCACCCGCTGCATCTGCAATCACAGACGCAGACACAATTGCAAAGCTGAAGGCAGCTTGGGATACGTCTATACTTGGCGATAGCCCTTACGCATAGGGAGTAAGAGATGGCGCTGACCAATCTCACAAAAGGTACGGTTGTCGGGTCGGAGGGCGGCTCGGCAACCACTAACCTTGTTCAAGGTCTGGCAAAACAGTGGGTGAACTTTGATAGTACGGGAACATTAACTGCTAGAGACAGTTTAAATGTGGCTAGTTTCACTGATAACAGCACAGGAAATTATAATGTTAATTTTAGTTCAAACTACGGGAATAATGATTACGCTTTAACAAGCACATCTCGTGCTAATGACACTTTTGCATCCACGTTTGAAGGAGACAATACAACCTCATTTGCAAGAGTTTTCAACATTCAACACAGCGACAGAGCAAATGCTGATTCAGATACAGTTATGATTGTAACGCACGGAGACCTCGCATAATGCCATATATAGGTAAATCCCCCGCAGTAGGTTTCCGCAACCGCTTCGTATATCAGGCGACTGCGGGGCAGACCTCGTTTAGTGGCAGTGATGCCGACAGTAAGGTCTTGACGTATCAGGACAGCCTGTACATGGACGTGTACCAAAACGGTGTTCTCTTGAAGCCCGGTACGGACTACACAGCCACCACCGGCACGACGGTTGTCTTGGTCACAGGGGCATCTCTGAACGACGTGGTAGAGATGGTCATCTACGATACCTTCTCTGTGGCAAACTCGTATACCAAGACGGAAAGCGACACACGCTACCCGTTTAAGGGTAACAACTCGATTATCCGCTTGAACGGTCAGACCATCAGCGCAGACATCACGATTGACAGCGACGAGAACGGTGTGTCGGCTGGGCCGATTACGCAGAGTGCCACCGTCACTGTTAACGGGTATTGGAGCATCGTATGACCAGCGTATTGAATGTAGACACGATTGCGGATAAGGCGGGTACGGGGCCGGTAGCACTTACGAAGCAGAGTGCGGCGAAGGCGTTTATTAACTTTAATGGCACTAGCACTCCGGCTGCTCGTAAAAGTTTTAATACCAGTACAATCACGGACAACGGCACTGGTCAGTTTAGAATATCTATGACCAATGCTATGTCAGATGCAGATTTTGCGCTTATAGGTTCTTGTATTGGAGATGGTGCTACTTCTAATCGTACTGTGTCATTGATGGGTTCTAGAGGTTCAAATACTACAAGCATTATGGATGTGAACACAGTTCGTGCAGACACAGATGCACAGGTAGATTGGACTCATAATTCCGCAGTTGCATTGGGAGACCTCGCATAATGGCAAGCATACTCAAAGTCGATACAATCACAGGGGTAACCACGGCTGGCTCTATTGCGGTGACTGGCGAGGGCAACTCGACCACAACGAATTTGCAGCAGGGTCTGGCGAAGGCGTGGGTAAACTTTGTTGGTTCTTCGTCAGGTATTCCAATAGGTGACAGCTTTAATGTAAGTGGAAACACGGACAACGGGACAGGCGATTACACAATTACCTATTCTAATGCAATGGGCAATGGGAATTACTCCCTTACAGGTGTGGGTCAGGCCGGGGGTGGCAGTAGCGTGATGGCTTTGGCAGTAAACAGCACTGGCGGACTAACAACAGCATCAGCCAGAATATTCACCAAAACAGGCAGTCCTGCTGACAGTGATTTGGTTACGTCCACGATTTCGGGAGACCTCGCGTAATGGCTAGTGAACTTAGAGTAAACACCCTGAAGGATGCCAGCGGGAACAACAGCATTGCCACCAGCTTTGTTGCAGGGGGAAGTGCGAAAGCAAGATTTACAGTTAATCAGGCAAACAACACCACTGCGTTATCCTCACTTAATATTTCTAGTTTAGCTGATACTGCTACGGGCAGGACAACATATAATTTATCTAGCGCATTTTCATCTGCGAATGAGCATTGTGCTATAGGTATCGGAACAGACGCCTCTACTTTTTACGACTATACCATAGCATCTCATACAGCAAGCAGCGCACAATTCATTCAAGGGGCCTCTGCCCATGACATTGACTTTGCGTCAATTACAGCACACGGAGACCTCGCATGAGTAAAGCAGCAGAACTCGCCGCACTGATTGGTTCGCAGTCGGCGCTGGAAAACAGAAACTTTATCATCAACGGTGCGATGCAGGTGGCGCAGCGGGGTACGTCGTTTACTTCAACAGGCTACACTCTTGACCGTATGCAGATGCTGACCGCAAACACTGACAATGTTGCCTTTACCACGACACAATCTAGCACGGCACCTGATGGTTTTGCCAATTCCCTAAAGGTAGATATCACAACAGCCGAAACTACACTCGACTCAAACGAATTGTTCCGGTTGCTTTACAAGGCTGAAGGGCATGATTTGCAGCAGCTTAACTATGGAAGCAGTGCCGCTATATCTGTAACGCTTTCTTTTTATGTTCGGTCTAATGTAACTGGAGTGTACGCAGTAGAGTTTCGCCTAAATGCTGCGGGTACAAGCACTATAACAAAACAATACACAATCAATAGTGCTAACACTTGGGAAAGAAAAACATTAACTCTCCCAGCTAATACAGCAACCGCAATAGACAACGATAACACTAACGGGCTTGAAATCAGCTTTGCCCTTGCTGCTGGTTCAAATTTCACCACAGGTTCATTGGGTACAAGTTGGGCATCTACAGCCACAGCAAGTCGTTACGCTGGACATGCAGCAAATGTAATGTCATCTACCAGCAACGAATGGCTCATCACCGGCGTCCAGCTTGAGGTTGGCGAACAGGCCACGCCGTTCGAGCATCGGTCCTTTGCGGATGAGTTGGTTAGGTGTCAGAGATATTATCAAGCGCATGGCAATGGAGCTAACGGCCTTAGTTTTAGCATCAATGACATGCCAGCCAGTATAGCTACGGACACTACAAATATCACTGGCAAGTTTTTTGTTAAGATGATGCGAGCCGCACCGACGATGGTCATTTATAGCAGAAACAGCACAGCAAATAAGGTTTCGTTGGTGGCTACCGGAGCAGATTATGCAACATCAACATTTGCTCCAAATGTTATCGGTGTCACAGGATTTCACGTTGTAAGCAGGAGCGGTGGAAGCAACCTAACAAAAGGCGACGGTCTTGAGTACGGATACACAGCGGATGCGGAGTTATAAATGAACGAAAACATGACTATTAGTTTCGCAAAATACTTACAGAATAATGACGTCAACACGGCTGTTGTTGCCACAATAAACGGCGAAACAATGACTGTGCCCCTCGATCCAGACAACCGCCACTACGACGAAATCATGCGTCAGGTCGCAGCCGGTGACCTAACAATCGCTGACGCCGACTGATGAAGCTGGCGATGGAACCCGTACTGAAAACCCAGATGGAACTCGAAGCACACGAGAAGGAGTGTGCTATCCGCTATGCTGCTGTGCAAGAAAAGCTCGACGCCCTCGACAAGCGCATGTGGCGGCTTGAGGCGATGATTATGGGGAGTACGATTTTGGTTGTGGCTATGGTCGTCACAGTATTTATGGGAATTAGGTAACAATGGCAGCAATCACAACAGATGATCAGCTAACTTCCGAAATCGGCAAACTTGCCGGAACTCCGCTGCCCGGGGTAGCACCTGTAACCACCACGGTAGGCGCAGGTGAAGATATCTCAGCAACCAGCGGTCAAATCGGTTCTACTCCTGATCTGACAGCCTCACAAGTTTCTGAAACAGGCTTGACGCCTGTCACGCCAACTGCCCCTGCGGCGGACGTAGGACAGGTTGCCGGGATAACGGGCATACGAACTGATCTGGAGGGGCTAGGAGGAGCGCAAGCCGCACAGCTAACGCCGACAGGATCGTATGTTGACATGACAGGTGTCGAGGGCACCGTGTCACCGGGAGCAACGGCAGAGGCCGCGCAGGCTGATCTCGATCCCAGAGCCACCGTCCAGTATCAGCTTGGCGAAATCATGTCGAGTCTTGAGTCTGGCGGTCCTATGCCTGCCTTTGCAGCCCCTGCGGTTCGTAAAGTGAACGCTGTTATGCAGGCTCGGGGTCTTGGTGCCTCGTCGATGGCAGCGGCAGCTATCACGCAGGCACTCATGGAGTCTGGCGTACAGATCGCCGTACAGGACGCTAACAAGTATGCTGCAGTACAGCTACAGAACCTGAACAACCGTCAGCAGACAGCCCTTGCAAACGCCGCGAACGTGGCTGCGATGGACAAGGCAAACCTGTCTGCGAGGTTGCAGGGAGCCGTTACCGAGGCGCAGGCGCTACTGTCTGTAGACCTGAAAAATCTTGACAACAAACAAAAAAGTGATACACTGACATACAGTGCTTTAACGCAGGCCCTGTTCAAAGATGCTGCGGAAGACAATGCTCGTCAACAATTCAACGCCAAGAACCAGTTGCAGGTTGATGAGTTCTTTGCAGAACTGGGTTCGCAGGTCGAGACCGCTAACGCTAATCGAGTTGCGGCGATGCGGCAGTTCAACACCTCCGAGTCGAACGCCATGAAGCAGTTCAATCAGCAGGTTACTGACGCCCGTGACAAGTTCAACGCAAACATGCAGTATGCTGTGGATCAGTCTAACACCGTGTGGCGCAGAGAAATCAACACTGCGAACACGGCGACACAAAACGAAACAAATCGTATCAACGTACAGAACCAGTACAATGCCACGCAAACAGCCATGAACCAGTTGTGGCAGTTCTATCGTGACAACGCATCATGGAACTTTCAGAAGTCGGAAAGTCAGCTAGGTCGTCAACACGACATCGGCACAATGGCTATGCAGTTTGCGAACTCAACAGAGATGTACGAAAAAGAACAGAAAGACAAGGTTCTTTCAGGCATTGGTAGCTGGCTAACTAGGTGGGCAGCAACGAT